CAGCGCCTGCTGGGCGACACTCGACAGGAATCCACGGTTGTTATTCACCTGATTCATGTTCGCCTCTTGGTTCGCCATCTGCGAGTTGAGTAGGAACTGACCGAGCGTAGTGTCGCGCACTTGGTTGAGGCGCTGCGCATCCATGCGCGCCGCTTGGTTGGCGAGGGCGGTCTGCTGGGCGAACTGGGCGTCTGTCTGGCCGCGCGTCAGGTCGCTTGCTTGGTTCAGACGCTGGGCGTCCATCATCGCCGCTTGGTCGGCGAGGGACATCTGACCGGCGAGGGCTTGGTTGCCTCGGTCAGCTTGCAGCGCCATCTCCGCTCCTGCCATCTGGCGCTGGATGTCGGCGTTCTGCACGTTTTGCGCGAAGGACAAGTCCTCCATGTTGCGCTGGCGGGAGTAACGGTCGCGGTTCAGCAGCTCGGCCGCGAGACCGGCGCTTCCGGTTGCCATGCCGCGAGCGGCCATACCGGCGCGGGCCGACTGCACGGCATCGCGGCTGGCCTCGGCAGAGAGTCGTCCGCCGCTGGCCACGCGATTCATGGCCTCGCCGACTAGCGACTGGCCGAGGGCACCGGCGCCAACTTCGCGGGCGCGCACATCGCCAACCCGCTGGGCATTGACTCCGCGAACGTCCCGCACCGGACGCATCTGCGCGGCGCTGGCCAGATTGGCGCGCACATTGCGGATATTGGTCGGCGCGGAGATTTGATCCGGCCGGTAAGACATGGCGCTGGCGCCAAGCCCGCGCATCTGGTTCTCCAGAGCACTCGGCCCCATGTCGCGTCCCATCTCATCGAGGACGGTCTGGCGGGCGAACTGGGAGTATTGGTTGTCGAGGTTGCGCGAGAGCTGGTCCGCAGTGCCGAACTGCATGCGGATATACTCAGGGTATAGCCGCTTGATCGCCGCTTCTTCTTCGCGGGACTGCGCTTGAGCCACGCGAATCGACGCGGCGGCCATTTTGTCGTAGTCGATAGGCGCCGGTGCGGCTGGCACTGGTTGCGGCGCTGGCATGCTTGGTGATCCTCCCATATTATTGTCCTCCTGTTTTCTTAATTAATTTGTCCCAATCGTATACTCGCGGCTCAAAGCTGCCACGTCGGCACCAAGCCACATAGGTCTGCGGATATGGCGCCACGCGAAGGCACTCCCGCACGCAGCTTGTGCCAGCAGTGCCAGCAGCCAAAGTGACGAACCAGCAGTTGCTCTCACCGAGTTCAAATTGTTGCTCCTCCGCGTTCCACCGGCAGGCGCGAGCCAGCATGAAGCATTCCGGCGAGTTCCACACATAGCCCGCCGACAGATGCTCGCCGACTGCGTCCCAGAAGTCTTGCGTCGAGTGCTCGTCCCACCAGTGTTTTGCGCTTTGCCATGGCAGCATTTTTAGCCCTCATACATAATGTTCACCGATCCGGCGTCGAAGGTGTCGGTGCCGTTGACGGTGGTGAGGCGGACACGATCTAGTGTTGCAGAAAGGGTTTTTGATCCACCGGCAAACAGTTGCCGCGATGTGTCAGAATCGCCTCCAATTATAGAAGCCACCCAAAGGTTGCTGCTGACGTTTGTGATTAGGGCGTGTCCGTGATAAACGGAAGCGGCAGCGTGCGAATGATTAAAGCGGAACCCGTCTGTAAACCCCGCCGTGTTAGCCGAATTTGTGTCTCGCACAAACCCAGCCGATCCTGCGTATCCAGAGGTTTCAATGCCGCCGGAGTCACCAAGCTGAATGAGGGGGATGCTCGTTCCGCTTGTGCTCAATCCGCTAAACATGACAGTGATCCGCTTCACCCAAGACGGAATGCCTGTAAAGTCGATGCTGGTGCCGCTGGTGGTGTTTTGCGCGGTGGCAAGCGTGAGCGGCTGCGAGAGCTTGGCAGGCGTGACGGCGGCATCGGAAATGCGCGCAATCGGCAACGTGCCAGTGGTGAGCTTGCTGGCGTCAATGCCGGTGGCGAGCTTGGCGTCGGTGACGTTACTGTCGGCAATCTTTGCCGTGGTCACGTTACTGTCGGCAATCTTTGCTGTGGTCACGTTACTGTCGGCAATCTTTGTCGTGGTCACGTTACTGTCGGCAATCTTTGCCGTGGTGACAGCGTTGTTGGCAATCGTGGTAGATGCGCTCACGTTCGCCGATCCATTAAACGATCCAGTGATTCCGGTCACATCTCCGGTTAGTGCTATGGTTCGACCTGTTGCGAGCGTTGCCGCGCTTCCAGAAGCATTGCCTGTAACATTGCCGGTTAATGGGCCGCTAAAAGACGTGGCTTTCACGGCGCCATTAACATCAAGCCTTTCGGTAGGTGCGGTCAGCCCTATTCCTACATTGCCGGAAGAGTTGATTCTGACATGCTCTGCCAACGATCCATCCGCCGCCGTAAAAAACCTCAGTCCAGCATCCTGTGTTGATGCTGTGGTATTCCAACTGCTCTCCCCGTCTGCGGTTATTTTAGCCATGGCGACCAATGTTCCGCCCGATGATGTTCTTGACGAAAAGTTGACGCCTGCGCCATAGCCTCCAAACCCACCCTCAAGTTCAAGCTGGGTATCTGCTACGAGCGCGCTGGGCTTGGCAACGTGCAGCTTGTTCGCCGGAGCAGAAACATTAACGCCGACATCGCCAATGTTTGTTACAACAAATGGCGTGGCATCTGGATTCGCAGAGTCCTCTATGGTCAAAGCATTTCCTGATCCTGTCTGCGTGATTCGCAGCGCATCTCCAGAGCTGCTGCCAGATATAACAACTCCGTTTTGCACGGTGCCAGTAAGCGTGATCGTGTCGGCCGCTGCATCACCCAAGGTTGTATTGCCACTGACGGTCAAAGACCCAACAGAAGCTGATCCGGTAGTGCTCAATGCCTGAGATCCGAAGTTCGGAGCTACTTTTGTTCCCGCAATCGCCGCATCGCTCTTGATGTCGGCGTTGACGATGTCGCTGACGGTGCGAGCGGAATTCAACTTGGTCGGGGTCACGGTATCCCCAGAGGTGAATGTGTAATTATAGGAGGCCATAGGAATTATGCTGCTGATCGGGTTTCGGTCGGAGGCAAGGACTTGGGCGATGCCTCAATGCTGGCGGATCTGATTTCCGGCCGCCCACCGGATGTTTCGTAAATGACTTCGGCGCTGTGCGCCTTGTAGCGCACCGGCGTCTTCATATTGTAGTCCTCCGGTCCAGCGGCGGCGTTGGTCAGCGTGCCGACGATGGTTTCGGTATCGGGATTGATCGTGCTGATCTTGGTCGTGACGCTGGCGCCTGCCGGAATGACGACATCGGCGATCGTGCGGAGGAACCGCTTGGAGTGCATGTCGCCAAAATCGAAGCGGCGCGTGCGGATGCTGCCGGTGATGGGGCTTGTGCCAGAGTTGACTGCGTTGTCGTCCAGTGCGGTGTCCTCTTGCTCCAACAGATAGAGGTTGCCGGAGCGCGGCACCGAGAAGACGCGGCGCTGGTTATCGTAGGTGCCGACGAGGATCTGGTTGACCGATGCGCTGCTCGGATAGGTGTCGCGGTATTCCCAGCTATTGTTGAGCGCGTTCCATGCGAGGACGAGCTGATTGCCGTCGAGCGGGTCGGTGCTGGTTGGCAGCGCAACGAGATACCTGTTGTTGTGCCAGATACCGAAGGCGCTGCGTTCTACGCGGGACTGGACAACTTGGCTGAAAAGGTCGGCGATGGGTTCGGAGAGAGGTTTGGTGTCGCCGCGAACTTTGAGGTCGAGGGCGCGGTCTAGGCGGTAGATGCCTGCGTCCGAGAGGAAGAAGACAAAGTTACCGGCGGTGACAATCGTGTTGCGGGCGCTGCATCCGATCTCGTTGGTGAGGAGCGTGAGTTGCGAGACCGGAGTGTCTACGCTGAAGTCGCTGCCATCGGTGGAAGCGAATTGATTGAGCGTGGCGAGCCAGATGGATTTGCGGCAGAAGACGAGGGCTTGGCCTTCGACCCATGGGTGGATTGCCACAATGCGGTCGTCGCCGCCTGCGCCTGCGCGGAAGCTATTCCAGAATGGGTCGTAGAGGTCAGGGTCGAGAACGTCGCTGATACCGACCGTGTCGCGGTTCTTGGCGATCCAGAGGCGGTTGTTGTGGTAGCTGGCCCAGCCGACACTCGGCATGGTCGTGTAGGTGACGCCTGCGGCCGGAACGCCTGCGGTGGCGCGGACGAAGTTGCCAGCGCCGCCGTCCCAATAGATCGGCGGTTTTGTTCTCCGCACCTTGATGCCTGCGGCGGCGTGGGTCGCGGTGAGTGCTGGCACGGTAATGGTGAAAGAATCCGTGGCTACGCTCTGAATGTCGTATTCGTGGCCTGCATCAAAAGCCGGTGTCGTGCTGTCTTCGATGCGGACACGGGCGCCAGCCGGATAGCCATGGGCCGTGACGTTGACTGTGGCCGTGGTAGAGGAAACCGTGATGCCTGACGCGGTCGTCAGCTTTTCCTCATAGCCGGTGGCGGTGCGGGAGGCTTCGCGGAGGATGTAGAGGCGGTCGAATGCCTGCACCACCGAGACAGTGTCTGTGCCTTCAATCTTTTCAGCGGGGCTTGTCGGGTAAGTCTTGACCACCGGAGATTGTCCCTGCCGGTAAAGCGTGGCGCTATCCGATCCGGCGAGGACAATGTATTCGTTCGCGTTGTCGTAGTTCTGGCTGGCGAACACTCCGGCGGCATACAGTCCGCCGTCATAGCTGTCGCGCACTTCGGGGCCGTTGTTAGCGATGATGGTTCCGGTGGCCGGTGTCGCGGGAGATCCGCTCACGGTGTAGGTGAAAGTATTGGCGTCCGTGACGGTGACGATGAAGTCGCCGTTGTAGTCAGACTGATCGGCGCCGCGGATGTTGACTTGGTCGCCGGTTGTGAAGCCGTGGGCAGTAGCCGTGACGGTGGCCGTGGTTGAGGCGCGGGTGATCGAGGTGACAGTCCTGTCGGTGCCGAGGGTAAAGTCGAGAGTCAGCGGGGCGCCGGTCGTGCCGATGGTGTCGGTGAGGCGCTTGCTGCCCTTGCGGGTTTGGGCGACTCCGCGATCCAAGCGCATGTTGACGCTGTCTTGCAGCATTCCGGCGGGAAGCGTCAGCGGGTTCAAACGGCTGGCGAAGCCGAGGAAACCGGCGTCACCATCACGCTGAACTGGACTTTCTAATGCCATTAGTTGAGCGCGGCCTTGAGCCGTGACTTAAAGCGGGCCGCGTCGCCGGGGCTGATGTCGTTTTTGCGATTCGGGGCGATTTGTTGGTGAGTCACGATGCGGGACATCGGGATGTGCCACTTCTTCATGCGGGGCACGATGTATTGGATGGCGCTGTCCATGGCATCCTCGCCGAGCGGGTCTTCGTATGTATTGCCGTCCCACGCCACACCGAGGGAATAGCTGTTGCAGTCTGGAACGCCTTGCCATGAGCTGATGCCTGCATGCCAGCAGCGGGCCGTGTCGTCGGCGAGGATGGTGCGGTTGCCGTTGCGGGCGATGATGACGTGGTAACTCACTTTGCTCTCAGGGTTCATGCACCAAGAGACGGAGCCGTTATAGCTGCCGCTGGTGTGGTGCAACACGATCATGGTCGGTGTGATGGGTCTGCCGCTTTTGTT